ATGAACATCCTGATAGAGACGAAGTGTGGAAAGAAGAAGAAATTGGACGTATTGGCGAAGAAAAGTTTAGACGTGAATACGGCTGTGAATTCTTAGTATTTGATGAAACACTTATTAATAGTTTAAGACTTAGTGTAATGGAAGGTAACAGTCCTATGATTAATATGGGGCAAACACGCTGGTATAAAAAACCTACAAGTCAATACACATATTGCATTGCACTTGATCCGTCAATGGGTACCGGCGGCGATAATGCTGCAATACAAGTGTTTGAATTACCTACATACGAACAAGTAGCAGAGTGGCAACACAATCAAACAGCAATACCGGGACAAATTAGAGTCTTGTCAGATATATGTAAATATATAGAACAAGAAACAAAAAATCCACAAGGTATATATTGGAGTGTAGAAAATAACGGATTAGGTGAAGCTGCACTTATTGTTATAAACGATTACGGAGAAGAAAACATACCAGGACTATTTGTTAGTGAACCAATGCGTAAAGGACATGTTCGTAAATTCCGCAAAGGATTTAATACTACTCATAGTACTAAGGTTACTGCATGTAGTCGGCTAAAAACTATGATAGAAAACGACAAAATGAAAATTAATTCAAAACCGTTTATATCTGAGTTAAAAGGATATGTAGCAACTGGTTCGAGCTACCAGGCAAAAAGCGGAATGACCGACGATTTAGTAAGTTCTACACTACTTGCTATTAGAATGATGAGTGTACTTAAAGACTGGGATCCACGAGTATACAGCACATTTAATCAAACAGAAGATATTGAAGATTACGAAGCACCAATGCCGATCTTCGTTAGCAGTAATTATTGATAAATACTTACATGTTAGATTTTAAAAAAATATCAGAAGATCTTTTCAATAAGATTAAAGGAAGATTTTCAACTGTTACTATAGGTGACCAAGACGGCAAAGTTATAACTGAGCCTTTGAATGCAAGATTTTTTGATTTTGCATATGAAGATGAAGGTAATAAATTAGGTAAAGTAAGTGTTAGTTTGAACGACGATGACGATACCGGAAGCCTTGTTATAATATATAGTAAAGATTTTATACAACACGAGAATGAACTTGTACAATCTAACTGGTATAATTTTCTTAAAGAATTAAGGGTGTTTGCAAAGAAGCGTTTACTAAATTTTGAAGTTAGAGATATTACCAAAAGTAATTTAGAGAAAAAAGACTATGCATATCTTGCAAAACGATCTACCGGAGATGACAACATGAACGAATCAAAGTTATATGGTACTAGTAAAATTAGTTACCAAAAAATAGGCGAAGCACGTATTGTAATTAAACATACAGAAAGTATTAACCAAGAAACTACAACAGGACGCACACAAAAAATTGGTAAAATTTATATTGAAAGTGCTGATGGTGAAAGATTCCGTTATCCATTCAAACATCTAAGTGGTGCAAGAGCAATGGCAAGACATGTTGCTGAAGGTGGAAACACATATGATGACTTTGGTAAACATATTGTAGGTTTATCAGAAGAGATGGCAAAATTGCGCAAGTTTAAAAACTATATGAGTCGTTCAGCTGTAATGGCAGAAAGTCTTAGTGAGTATATGGATGTTGTTAAAGACAGAATTAAAACAGTTAAGAAAACAGTAGAGTCGTTACAAAAAGAAAAGTTCTATGCAGAAGCATTTGCTGCTTATGAAACCCCGATGATGGAAGATGTACCAGCAGACATTGCAGAGAATTGGATTGACCAATTAACTATTAAGCAGTTTAATGAAGAATTAAAAGATGTATTCCCTTACATATACAACTTAGTAAGTGAGGCAACAAAGGCAACACAACTATCAGCTGAAGACTTATTAGGCGAGAATGATGACGTTTACCCGCCAAGAGGCGATATGGAAATGGATCCAAGCAATATGCGTGGGTATGAAGAAGACGACTTATACATTGTAAAAAAAGGTGATACTGTAACAGACTTAGCAAGAAGATCAGGTATGTCTGTAGGCGACATTATTGAAATTAATGGGTTAGATGACGATGCAGCTATTCAAGTAGGACAAGAACTAAGAGTTCCAGGCATTAACCAACTTGGTGCAAGCCCTGCGACACCAGGGGCAACACGAGGTATCGATCCAAAAGACAACTATAGTAAAGCTGACTTTGATAGACTTGTAAATCAAAGCAAATATGAAGATCAACTTGAGTCTGGCTTTGAAAGGATGATGGGGCAGTTTGCAGAAGGTAGTAAGCGTTGGAAGCAAACTTCAATGGATCCAAAAGATGCAATACTAAAGTTTGGCAAAGACAATGTAAAAATCAAAAAAGGCGGCCTGCGTAATGGCGACGACATGGTATCGGTATTTGTTGAAGATGACACGGACGAAGGTAATGCATACGCACACGCTGTAAAGCAAGCCAAGATGAATGGCAAGAAAAAAGGCGACAAAATTGACGGACCAGACGGCGACGAGATTACACTTGAAAAAGAACAAAAGACTCCATTAGGCGAGTTCATCTTATCGTACTTTGATAGAGAAAACGGACAGTTTCCAAAAGGTGAAACAGCCATACTTACTATGGTAGAAAAAGACTACGGCGAAGAGTTTATTGAACCTGCAAAACAGTTTATTGAAAAAATTAATAGCAAGGTTGCAGAAGTAATGGGCTACAAAGAAGAACCAGAACTAACAGACAATACACTTGACGTTAGCCAATCACATTTATACAGATTAGCAGGGCTATAATAGTCCTGTTATAAGTTTTTAAGTTTTTCTTTAAAAAAGACTTGACATTGTTTGTAGTGATGTTATAATAATAACTGTGCTGCAAACAAAAAGGCACAAAGCATATAGGCAACATTATAGGAGAAAAGGCACTATGGCATCATTAGCAGAAATTCGAGCGAAGCTCAAAGAACAAGAAGCAAACACAGGCGGCAACCGTTCGTCAGGTGGAGGCGACAACAGCATTTACCCATTTTGGAATATTAGTGAAGGTAGTAGTGCAACACTACGCTTTCTACCAGACGGTAGTGCAGACAACACTTTTTTCTGGCAAGAACGTTTAGTTATTAAACTTCCATTTGCAGGCATAAAAGGTGAAACAGATTCACGCCCAACGCAAGTACAAATCCCATGTATGGAAATGTACGGCGAAACATGTAACATCCTAAACGAAGTACGTGGTTGGTTTAAAGACTCGAGTCTAGAAGACATGGGTCGTAAGTATTGGAAGAAACGTTCATATATCTTCCAAGGCTTTGTAACAGATAACCCACTAGCTGATGATCAAACTCCGGAGAATCCAATCCGTAGATTTATTATTGGTCCACAAATCTTCCAGATCATTAAGCAGGCACTTATGGATCCAGACATGGAAGAATTACCAACAGATTATACTGCTGGTGTAGACTTCCGTCTTAACAAAACATCTAAAGGTGGATACGCAGACTACTCAACATCTAACTGGGCACGCCGAGAGCGTCCACTAAATGATGCAGAAATGAATGCAGTCAATGCACACGGTTTGTTTAATCTAGGAGACTTCCTTCCTAAAAAGCCCGGCGAAGTTGAACTTAAGGTCATGCAAGAAATGTTTGAAGCATCAGTAGATGGCGAAGCATTTGATGCAGATCGTTGGGGACAATATTTCCGACCAGCAGGCATGGCAGCACGTACTGGTGATCCAAATAAAGCAGCATCACCACAAGCAACTGCTGTAAGTCAAAGTGCTCCAGCAGCACCTCCTGCTCCGGTTGTAGAGGCAGCACCAGTTGCAGCAGATCCTGAACCACAACCAGCAACAGCAAATGCAGACGCAAACGATATTCTTGCAAAGATTCGAGCACGTCAAGGTTAATGCAACTGAAAAGAGTTGCTTTATTGAATAGCAACTCTTTTTTATTACAGCTTTTTAGGAGAAAACATGGCTAATAAATCATTCGATCCGACTAAGTTCCGTAAGGACTTAACAAAATCTATTACAGGTATGAGCACAGGTTTTAATGATCCAACAGACTGGATCAGCACAGGAAACTATGCATTAAACTATCTTATTAGCGGCGACTTTCACAAGGGTGTTCCGCTTGGTAAGGTAACTGTGTTTGCCGGTGAATCTGGTGCAGGTAAATCATATATCTGTTCAGGTAACATTGTAAAGGCAGCACAAGATCAAGGTATCTTTGTAGTACTAATCGACTCAGAGAACGCACTTGACGAAAGCTGGTTACAAGCATTGGATGTAGATACGTCCGAAGAAAAATTACTTAAATTAAATATGAGTATGATTGACGATGTTGCTAAAACACTGTCAGCATTTATTACAGACTACAAAGCAATGGAAGAGGAAGAACGTCCTAAAGTATTGTTTGTAGTTGATAGTTTGGGTATGTTACTAACACCTACTGATATTGATCAGTTTAACAAAGGTGATATGAAAGGTGATATGGGGCGTAAGCCCAAGCAGTTAACATCACTTGTTCGTAACACAGTTAACATGATTGGCTCATTGAACGTAGGCTTAGTATGTACTAACCACACTTATGCATCACAGGACATGTTTGATCCAGATGATAAGATTAGTGGTGGTTCAGGCTTTATCTATGCATCAAGTATTGTTGTTGCAATGAAAAAGATGAAGCTAAAAGAAGACGAAGATGGTAACAAGATCAGTCAAGTTATGGGTATCCGTGCCGGCTGTAAAGTTATGAAAACTCGTTATGCAAAACCGTTTGAAGGTGTGCAAGTAAAGATTCCATACGAAACAGGTATGAATCCGTATAGCGGCTTGCTTGAATTATTTGAAGCTAAAGGCATCATTAAAAAACAAGGCAACCGTTTAGCATACACTACACTTGATGGTGAAGAGATTCTTGACTATCGTAAAAAGTGGATTGGTGAAAACCTCGACAAGGTAATGTCAGATTATCTAATACAGGAAACGATGGAGGTAAATACCTCTGAAGTTGACGAAGAAATAATTGATGATAATCTTGTTGAGGAAATGACAGCCGATGACTGAAGAACAAATAGTTGAGTTTTGGACAATGTTCGAAAACTATATTGATAAAAAACAAATGAATTTATGTGTAGAAAAATATGTTGATATGATTATTGACTTCGGAGTCGATGATCAAACTCTAAAAGGGTGTATTGGACATAGTACTATTTTAGATTCTGCAATATATTATTATTTCGAAATGGACGAGGATGACGAATATAACGAAGATTGGGATGAGTAATGTGGTACAGTAAAGTATCGAGAGATATAAGCCAAATACCAAATGCAATTAATTACTTTACTAATCAACTTGAAGAAGCAAGACTAGAGGTTAAACTCAAAGGTAATGTCGAACGTGCCGCCGCTGAAATGCCCGGCATTGTCGAACATCGATTTAACCAACTTCAAGAAATCGAAGCCATACTTAACTATATGAATATTGAGCTACGCAGATTGCGTAGCTCGTACTTTAAGAAATATCTCGAAAACTATCAACGAGCCCTGTCTAGCCGCGATGTAGAAAAATATGTCGACGGTGAGGCAGATGTCGTTGACTATGAAAAGATTATTAACGAGTTTGCACTAATGCGCAACAAATGGCTGGGCTTGCTTAAAGGTTTAGACCAAAAACAATGGCAGATTACAAATGTTGTTAAGTTACGTGTAGCAGGCATGGAAGATGCTTCGTTATGATAGTCCTACAGTTGTAGGATTTTCAGAACTAAATTTATTTGGTATACAGTTTAATATGTCTAATTGGCATATGATAGATTTTGACGATACATTAAAAGATCGCGCAGATGTTTTTTTTCAAATAAATGTACAAAAAGATAAAACAAAAAAAGTTAAGTCTTATAACTACATCAAGCAACAGCATAAGCCTATATTAGTTTGTGAAAGTAATTTGTTTAGAAAAAACAGTTATCCTATTACAGATAATCGTTGTTACTACAGGTTAGGATGGGATCATTTTTTACGTTGTGGAAACTTCAATAATAAAAATAGTCCTTCTGATAGATGGAAGCATATTCAAAAATTACAAAATTTACAAGTTAAAGATTGGCGCACTACTGGAGACTATATAGTTATTGTTTTGCAAAAGCCTGGCGATAGCACATTAAATAGTTTATATAAAACATACGGTACATATGAAAACTGGATACAAAAAACTATAGATCAAATTAGAAAATATACAAATCGAAAAATAGTAATTAGGCCACACTTACATACTACAAAACTAAACTATAAACAGTTTGAATCAATTGATAACAATATAGAAATATCAAATGTTTTTAAGGATAGAACAAAAATAGAAGGCGGCAAATCTTTAGAACACGACTATGCAAATGCATATGCTGTAGTTGGTTATAATAGTAACAGTCTTGTAGAAAGTACATTAGAAGGAATACCTACATTTGCAATGAGCGACGAAAGTGTAGTATGGGACGTAAGTAATATGAATAAATTACAATTTATAGAAACTCCTAATAGAAACATTGACAGAACGCAATGGTTGCACGATGCGGCCTATATGATTTGGACCAAAGAAGAAATAGCAAACGGAACAGCATGGAATCATTTGAAAGGAGTTCATTTTGAGTGAACCGCCCTGGGCAGCACGTAACATAATTTTTAAAGATTACGATATAGAAAATAAATCCATTATAGATTTTGGATGTGGTGATAAAAGTATTTGTAATTATTTAAATTTTAGTAATTATGTAGGGTATGATTTAAATCCTAAAGCTGATTACAATATAGATTTCAATAGCAACTTTACTATTACGCATACCGCAGATATCGGACTTGTATTAGGTGTATTAGAATACTTAGATGACCCTAATGCATTTATAGAAAAAATAAAATCAACATGTGATAGATTTATAATTATGACATTGGCAATAAAAGCGCCTAAGTATCATCATGGATGGAAACGTTGTTACAATGACGAAACATTTAATGAAATCTTAACCGCACATTTTAATAACGTTAATAGAACTACAGTCAATCGATACCTTATTGCCGATGTAACTCCATAAATACTAGGCCAAAAGTTAAAAAGATGAATTGGAAAAATTAGATGGCGTATAAACGCAAAGAAGACGGTGTTATTTTTGAATACCTACGCAAACAAAATTTAAAAACTACTATACTTGATGTAGGTGCACGAAAAGGATCTTGGTATAGAAACTTTAAATTAGTATATCCTAATCTTCCAGTACATATGTTTGAACCTACACCAAACATAGTTGAATATTTAAATAAACATTACGGCAACATGAACCATATTAGCATTCACGGAGAAGCATTAAGTGACTGCATTGGCGAATTTGAGTTTCATCTTAACTTAGATAAACCGGCTTGGAGCGGATTAACAAAACATCCAAAACACGAATATAAAACTATACGTGTGCCTGTTAAGACTATTGATTCGTATAACTTTCTAGAATTATCTTTTATTAAGATTGATGTTGAAGGTAACGAGTATAAGACATTAAACGGTGCAATGAACACTATACAACGTCATAAGCCTATAATATATTTTGAATGTGCTGATGTACATTTAACAAACTATACTAATACAAGTGCAGATGTTTATAACTTTTTTATTGAACAAGGTTACACAGTATATGACTTAGACATGAAGAAGTTAACTGTTGATGATTTCTGTACACACACTTATAACAAGCCAAGTTTTTATCATAATTTTATAGCACATGTATGAACTACATCGAAAAAGTAAAACTAATGTAGGCGATGCTTTTTGTAACCCTAGTAGATATTTTGAATTTCCTAATATAAAAACAGTTGACATAATGCGAGCTCCTGACGTAAAAGGAGATACTATTATAGTAGGTGGTGGAGGCTTAATACATAATAAGTTTGGACCAAAAATTGCTGAGTTAGTTGATCATGCAGACAAAAGTATACTATGGGCTGTAGGTCATAACTTTAGTAAAAAAGCAGAACGCAAACATACTAAAAGTATATGGTATCCAGAATATACCCGCAATGCATCACTTACTGGGATAAGAGATATAGGTAAGTTTTACTTGCCGTGTGTAAGTTGTATGCATCCTGCATTTAATAAAAACTATACATCTACACATGATTACGTGTACTTTACTCATCATTTTAAAAGTAAATTTGATCAAGCTGATGTCCCGCATATGACTAATGCAGAGATGGATTTTGATAAAGTTATAAGTTTCCTTGCATCTGGAGATACAATAATTACAGATAGTTATCATGGAGCATACTGGGGACAATTGCTCGGTAAAAATGTTCAAGTAGTCAGCTGGAGTGTAAAATTTAATTATATGAAACATACTCCGCATTATGTAACGTCTATTAATGAAAAACCAATTTGTATTAAAAATTCTGTAACAGGATTTTTAGAAGAGTGTAAAGACTACAATAAAAAGTTTTATCAAAAGGTTTTAGATATATTATAGTAGCATATAAATATCTACATGAAAAGAGTAGTATTAGTAACAGGTGGCTTTGACCCCTTACATTCAGGGCATATTGCCTATTTTAAAGCAGCACGAGAACTTGGAGATCATTTAGTTGTTGGAGTTAATAGCGACGAATGGCTTACCCGCAAGAAGGGCAGACCGTTTATGTCCTTTGAAGAGCGTTGTGCAATCATCAAAGAACTAGCAGTAGTTGATCAGGTTATCGGATTCGACGATTTAGACAACACAGCAAACAAAGCAATCGGTCAAGTAGCAACAATGATTACAGGTGATGACGTTATGATCTTTGCTAATGGCGGAGACAGAACTGATACTACTACACCTGAGTATGAAGTGTACGGTGATTATCGTTGGTGCGAGTTTGCCTGGGGCGTTGGCGGTGAAGATAAAAAGAATTCAAGTAGCTGGATCCTCAAAGAATGGAGTCAGCCTACTACAGAACGTGCATGGGGCAAATATACTATATTAGATAAAGGTACAGGTTGGCAAGTAAAACAACTTGAGTTTTATGAAGGACATGCATTAAGTGATCAAAGACACTTTAAACGCAGCGAACACTGGCATGTAGTTGACGGTGTAATCAACATGTTCTTAGAAGACAAGTCTGGTCACAAAACATCACACTTATTAGTACCAGGCGATAGTATAGATATTCCAACAGGATATTGGCACAAGGCTGTAAATTTAGATACAAAATCGGCTAAAGTTGTTGAAGTGTGGTTAGGCAACGAGCTAACAGAAGACGATATAGAGAGAAGAGATTAATGAAAGTATTTGTAGGATATGATCCGAGAGAAGACATTGCTTATCAAGTATGTAAGCACAGTATCTTAACTAAGCAACCAGACGCTGATGTACGTCCGTTAGTACAAAAAGATTTGCGTGACGCAGGTTGGTATACTCGTCCTGTGGATAAACTTGCAAGTACTGAATTTACCTTTACACGTTTTCTTGTGCCAGAACTTGCTGACTTCGAAGGTTGGGCATTGTTTATGGACTGTGATATGATTCTTACAACTGATATTGCAGAACTATTTGCACAAGCAGATGACAAGTATGCAGTAATGTGTGTGCAACATGATTATAAAGTCAAAGAACAATTTAAAATGGATGGACAAAAACAAACAATTTATCCACGTAAGAACTGGTCAAGTGTTGTGTTGTTTAACTGTGCGCACCCTGCTAATAAAGTAGTTAACAAAGAATTTGTAAATGATATAGATAAAACAGGAGCTTTCTTACATAGGTTTAGTTGGTTATCTGACAGCGAGATTGGCGAATTAAACCATACATGGAACTACTTGGTAGGCGTGTATGATGATATAGAAAAGCCAAACTTAATACACTACACTGAAGGCGGACCGTGGTTTGAAAATTATCGCGATTGTGAATATGCAGATTTGTGGAAAGCAGAACTGTTTGATATGATGAAATGATATTCTTAAGTAAGGGTGGTACTGACGAGTATATAAATGCAATTGCAAGAAGTCAGCGTATACCTGCAATTAGTGACAGAGATTTTACATACTGTAGTGAAGGCCCGATATTCTTACGTGGACTTCTTAAGTATAAAATTATGAACAAATGTTTAGCAGATGGAATTGATTACTATTTTGTTGACACTGGATATTTTGGAAACCATGCAAGACCTGGAAATCCAAATGGATGGAAATTATGGCATCGTATTGTAAAAAATAATTTAACACAAACTGAAATACTTGATACAAATCCTAAACGATGGAATAACATGAAGTTAGATATCAGGCCCTTTCATAAAAAAGGCCGCAACATAATTATTGCTGCACCGGACGAAAAGCCTTGTAAAGTTTACGGTGAAGACTATTCTACGTGGGCAAACAAAACAAAAACAAAGTTAGAACAATATACCGATCGTCCTATAATAATTAGAAAAAGAGTAAAGCAGCGTAGTGAAAGAATTGTACAAGCACCATTAACACAATTATTAGAAGATGCATATGCATTAGTTACATTTAACAGTAATAGCAGTGTTGAAGCCGTACTTAACGGAGTACCAGTGTTTACCCTTGCACCAAATGCTGCTGATCCAGTTGCACTAAAGGATTTAAGTAAAATAGAAACTCCGTTCTTTCCTGAGGATGATCTTGTGCGAAAATGGGTATATAGTTTAGCAAATGGTCAATTTACAAAAAGTGAAATGATGAATGGGTATGCATTTAAAAAGGTAGTAACATGAAAATAGCTGTAGTAACAAGTATGCACGAACCTTATTTTCAAGGATTAGGTAGTATCTGCATAAACAGTTTTAAAAAATACTGGCCAGCAGACACTCACATGTATTTGTATAATGAAGGATTTACTATACCAGATACTGATAATGTATTATGTATGGGGTTTAACTTAGGTCCTGACTACAATAAATTTGTATCGTCGACAAAATACAAACCAAGAGTAAACCAGTTTGCTAAAAAAGCATTCTCATGGATACATGCATTTGAAAATATTAAGTGTGATAGGTTGATATGGATTGACGCTGATTGCAGAACTTTGCAGCCACCTAATATAGAGTTATTGGCAAAGATGTGTCCGGATCATATACTATCAGCACATATGGGTATATGGTATGATCATAAAAAAAATTCAAAACAAGGTATGATTAAAATTGATCCTGTATACAGTGTTGAGACTGGATTTTATATTTTTAATCCACAACATAACCAAGCAACCAATTTTGTCAACACATATAGGAATTATTATCTTAATGGATTTAGCGATAAGATGCGTAGATTCTACGACGGTGATGTATATGGTTGCACAGTAAAAGATTTTGATGATAAATTATTTTATGATTTTAATCCTAAAAATTCAAAGACAGCACTCGGTAGGTCAGAACTAAAACAATATTTTTTGCATTTAAAAGGCAAGGTAAAAAAGGAGAAGAAATGAGATTT